CTCTATCACATGATAAACAAGGTGTTCTTATATTAGTACAACGGGATTTCAAGCAATAAGAAAATACTACTCCCAAAAGTGCTGATATACTACCAATAGCGGTAAGAACAAATGTAGAATGCTTTTCTAAGAAGTCGGGTTCAGGACAACCTGCTTTAACACATTCAATAGGACAAGTCATTTATATAAACTAAATATATTAAATATAAAATGTAATGAATTAAAATAAAAATTGATTTAAAAATAAAAGATTATAAAAGAGTATAAAAGAGTATGCCCGATTATAAAAACGGAAAGATTTATAAATTATGGTCACCAGAAGGAGATGAGATATACATAGGTTCTACAACAGATAGTTTATCACGGAGAAAATCAAAGCATAAAACTCAAAATAATACATCTAAAATATTATTTGAAAAATACACAGATGTTCGTATTGAACTTTTAGAAGAATACCCCTGTGATAATAAAGAGCAATTGCTTAAAAAAGAAGGTGAGTATATTAGAAATAACAATTGTGTTAATAGATGTATTGCTGGTACAACTCGTAAAGAACAAAATAAAAACTATTATGAAAATAATAAAGAAAAAATTAATGAAAATAATAAAGAACAAATTTTATGCGAATGTGGTAGAACGGTTAGATTAGGAGATAAATCAAGACATCTAAAAACTAATATACACAATAAATTAAAATCTAATGTAATTATAAATGACTGATAATTACACATCGCTCCCAGAGATGCCTCACGAGGACGTTCCATACGCAGTTGCTTCACACATTAGTTATGAGTGGTATTATGACGGCGACCCAGTTTTAACACAAGATAAATTAACATCTATGATGGATACTTTCACGATAGATGAAAACCTTTCAAGTGACGTAGGAGTTGTATTAAAAAATAATAATGATAATTCTGCTATACTCGCTTACAGAGGAACTGACCCCACTAACGTTTATGACCTCAACGCTGACGCTCAACTTGCTACTGGTTTAGATAGATTATTGCCGTTTCAAACAAGACTTCAAAGAGCAGAAGATATGTATAAAAATGTAAAAAATGTTTATCCTAATGTAGAACTCACGGGACATTCTCTCGGTGGCTATTTAGCAGACCATATCTCACGAGAAAATAATGAAAGAGCAGTAATATTTAATCCTGGTTTAACTCCTATAACTACTCATACATTACCTCCTATGGGTGCTTTTAAAACTCGGGTCTATGAAACAGATAATTTTGATACACTTTCTAACTCGGTTCATAATACAATATATTCAAGTGAAGTAGATTTACGAACAATAACACAAAGAGAAAATTTAACAGAGTGGATTGGCTCTCACAATGTTGATAGTTTCTTACCAAAACAAAGACATATAGTTAATGAAAACGATACATTAGAATTTCCACAATTTAAACAATTTAAACCACGTTTCGGCAAACCTGTTTTACCAGAACAATCCAGAACGTCTGTAAATGTAGATGTAGATATTTGTAAGATTGAACCCTATAATGTATTATGTAAAAAGAAAGTTAAATTGACTAAAAAGATAAAAAGATAAAAGAATTAATCGTCTAAGGTAGGTTCATCACCAGGTTTATAACTCGTGTCTCTATATGGGCGATTATCAGTTATAGTTGCCCGTTGTGTTCCCGCTGGCGTGTAATCACCACCAACTCCTTCTGGGTCTTTAATTACACTCGGTATTGTTCCTGTTTCTGGTTGGTCGGCCAATTGTCTTTGTGTTGCTTTGTCCCCTGAATGAACTGGAACAATATTAGAAATTGTAGCAGGTTGGAATTCAAGGTGATATTTTTGATACGCCAAATTTTCATCAAAAACTAATAGATTATTAATACCATTATAAGAACGATTGTCATTAATTGACGCCACTTGTTTATTATAATTTTCACCAAACATACTTAATTCTTTTCTTAATTGTGTATTGTATGTATCTATTATACCCTGGTTCTGCTGGTCTAAACCGTGTAAAAGGTCTGCGGTTTCTTGTCTCATTTGTAATACATTTTGAGGTGTGTATTTACTAATGAATTTATTTTGTGTAGAAGGAATTGGAATATTACTTACACCAGTATTTAATGTAATAGCAAGTGTTTCTGGGTCATAAGAATACATATTTTTATCATAACCAGCGATTTCTAATTCGTCTTGGAAATGCGAGAAATCTAATATACCACTTGCCTTGATGTCTTCTGGGTCATAATTAGGTAATTTAGAAAAGTCGCCGATTTTACCTTTTGATAATTCGTGCATATAATTTACATACTGTTGTAAAGTCATACCAGCGGAGTGTGCTTGTAATATTTGACTATCTGTTGGTTTCCATATACCTACTGCTGTCGGGTCAGTAGTTAGATATGCTTGGTCTATATCGTAATAACCTGCTTCTCTTACTATGTCTTCTTCTTTGGAAATTGATATTGCTTCGCCGACAACCTTGTCGTCCATTTTAGCATAATTAAATTGGAATTTACGATACATTTGATTTTGTTTATCTTCTGGTAATCCTTGTAGTTGTATTAATTGAGGAACAGATAAATTCATTTTACCTGCTGTGTGTTCTATGTCTTGATAATATACATGTATCATATAATAAAATTCTTTATCATAGTTCGCTGCCTTTTGGATATTTTCTGGTAGGTTTTCCATCTTTGTTTGATTAGTCATATAAGCATTTACTACTTCTCTTTGAGCGTCTAACTTAACAGCATTATCAAACGCACTCTTAAAGTTAGGGTCTAAATTAGCAGTTTTTAAAATGTTTTTATCTTCTAATTGTTCTGGTAATCTTCTATTCTTTTCCCAATTAAATATTAATGTTTGTTTCGCATCTTGAATTCTTTTTTGCGTGTATTGCATTTCTACAATAGAATAATCCACTTGCATATCTGCTTGTGATTGCCACGCTCTATCGGTTTTACTATTTAAAAAGGCAACTTCTTCATCGGTTAATTCACCTGCGTCTTGTGAAAGTAATTCGCTGCTACATTCTTTACCAGAGCATACTTTTTTAACTATATTATGTATCATATACTTTGAAAATAACTTTTGTAACGAGAGTTTATCATCAACAGATAAACCACTTTCGTCGGCAGGTTCGTTGGTTTTGATGCCGAGCATCTCTTTCGTTTTTCTGGCGTTTTTGGGTGTGGTTAATTTACCAGTTTCCTTTTCTTTTGGATATTTAGAAAATACATTATTTAAATTAGTACTCCAAGAAGACCAATCCTTTTCTTTTCTACCTAATCCTTCTACATTTTTAAAATTATTTAATGCTTCAATAAAGTTGTAATCGTGGTCTGGTAATGTTTTAATGAATTCAGCACGAGTATTATTAATAGAATTATGTTTATCTATTTCTCTGTCCGCTGATTGACCTGTTAAAAATGCTATTAATTCTAATGCTCCCACCGACAACGCCGCCACAACTAAACTTGCTCCGCCAGTTTCGGGTGCGCCCCCTGCCCCAGTCGCCCAAATTGCCGCAATAGTCCCAGTTCCTACAACCCCAGAAGAAATCATGTTACTTGCTGTATGACTTAAACCAGCATTTCGTAGCGTTGAATTTAACATCATATCAATAGGCATAGTCGCTAATCCTATAACACCTCCTTCCGCCAATCCCCTTGCTAATGTAGAACCCGTTAATGCCGCTACTTCCGCAGTTCTAAATCCCGCTGATAGTGCCGCTCTCTCTGCTCCATAAGTTATAATTCTACCACCTACATCTGCCGAAGCACCTGATAAAGTAGCGTTAAGATATTTATTTACTTTTGCTTGGTCTAATAGTTGTGATACACCAAATCCAATAGCAAGACCTCCTACTGCTCCCGCTCCACCAGTAGCAACATCGGATACACGTGGTGCTGATATTCTCTCCGCAAAACTTAATTTAGTTAATTTTCTTGAACTAATTGTATCGCTAAACGGGTCTAATGGTATATCACGAAGTTCTCCCATATTTGTATCTCCTTGTGGTATTCTTAATTCCATAGCACCTACATCACTCATCTCAAACGAAACTGGTTCTTCTAATGAAACTGGTGCGTATTCTTGTGCGAATAATTTTTTACCTGCTTTTACCATTTTCTCTCTAACTCCTAATGCTTCTAATTGTAATCGTCGTCCTAATTCTGTGGTTGCTTTTTCAGTTGCTTTTACACGCTCAAATGTAGTTTCTTCTGCTACTTCAAATTCTCCACCAGATGGTAAAATGTTTTCTTTTATTGTTTCATAACCTCTACGAATTTGTTTTGCTTTATATCTTAATTCTTCTGGTAATTTTCCTGCGGTTTTATCATATATTTTTCTAAATCTACTTCTACCTTCTGCTATATCAGTTCTACCTTCTGTTAATGGTGTATCTTCACGTAGTTCTATACTTGGTTGTCTTTCTACTGCTGGTCTTAAATTAGTTTCAATACTTTTTAATTTTGCTTCATATAAAGTTTGTTTCATAGACCTCATTAATGCTTTTTCTTTTGTATCCATACCTTTTATTGACTTTTCAAAAGCAGGGTCAAATACCTCAAAGGCAGTAAGTATTTCAATAGTTCTATCTGGATTTACGCCTCTTGATATTCCTTCTTTTATTATTTTATTTACTTCATTTTCGGTTAATGGTTTTTTAGTTGTTTTAATAATTTTATCTGCTTCATTTAAAATAAATAATTCTTCGCTTTCTGGTGTAGGTGTAATTAATTCAGTTCCTTCTGGGTCTTTCATTTTCATTTTGCCTTTCTTTTTACTACTTATTTCTTTATGAGTATCAGGAGGCATACTTCTTTTTAATTGTTGTACTTGTTCTTCTGTTATTTCTGCGTCAGTCATTCCTCTTGGTTTAAGTTTTCTTTGAGTAATGTCTTTTTGTCTTTCAGTAATATAACCTGGAAGACCTCTTAATTCTGGTGCGTCATCACCTATACCACCTATACCAGAATGGTCGCCTGGACGTGTTCCTACTCCTGCTCCGTCATCAAATTCGATAAATTCTGTTTGTATTGGGTCAGGTAAAACACGAACTCTTGACTGACGAACAATTGGACGTGGTTGTTCTAAAACAGGTTCTTCCAGAGAGCCTACTAATGTATCTCTCTGTATAGTAGGCATAATATCATCTAAACTTTGTATAACTCTATCAGCGTCTTGATGAGTAAATGTTTTTGATATTTCTGGTATATTCTCTCTAATTGGTGGTAATTCTGTTTCGGGCATTCCAGGTATTCTCTCGTAACCCGTGCGATAAGCGTTAATTCTACGAGACATATTTACTTGGTTTTCGTCTTGGGGCAACTCGGGTTCTGTAAATGCTAATCGTCTTGGGTCTTCTTTCATAGGCATAACAGTTGAAGGCATAATACCTTGTGGAATATTAATCTTTTCGGGTATTTTTCCAAGTTGTCTTAATTCAAATCCTTTTGGTAATGGAAATCTACTATTAGGTTTAAATGGTTGTTCTTCTCTAAATATTACACCACATTCAGGTTTCTCTCGTAGTTCTATAATGTTTCTGGGACATCTACTTCCATCATCGTTAAATGTAACTTTGTATGGAACAGGCATTATTTATTATAATCAAATATTATATTTTTTAACATTTAAATTTTCTTTTAAAATCAGCAATACTCTCTGTTAATGTTTTTTTATTCCATAATATGTATCTTGCTAATGCTCCCGCACTCGTAGGGTCATTCCAATTTTCATTTACTTTGTGTCTTGCTATATAAGCATCTTTCTTTTTATCGTCTTTATGGTCTATATAAGTAGAACCGCCTTTAAATCCAAAATGAGTTTTTTTTCTCTCGCTTGTTTTACATTTACTCTCTCCATTACATTCACAAAATTCGGCAACATATCTTTTTTCTTTTCTATCACTTGTTTTTATAGATAAGAGTTTCATTATAATTTAATTAAATATTATTTTTTTTTATATTCTCTCATATTTTCAGTTTTCCATCTTTGATTAACCCAGTAATCTCGGTAGTATGCTTTATGTCGTTCTTCTAATTCATCTTTTCTTTTTTTTAATTCATAATTTATCTTATATCTCTCTTTGTATAGATTATAATATTTATAATAATTGTATCTTGAATAACTAATCACTCTTTCATCATGGGATTTATCCCCTATGACCTCTTGCCGTCCTTCGTTCGGCTTAACGAACATTTATATTTATTTAATAAAAAAAATTGATTTAAAAAGAAATTAAAATATTATTCTATAATATAGAATGTTTAGTGAAAATTATTTATTAACTTGCGATGAAAAAACTATTGTAGATTTATATAATAATCAATACAATGATGATATAAATATTCCACCTATTGATATGATAAAAGAAGAAGGTAATATTATATATAAAATTTATATTAATAAAGATAAATATATTTGCAGGGTTTTTGAAGACCCTAATAGTAATTTTAAGTTTTTGTTAGAAGAATATTATAATAAAAATTGATTTAAAAATAAAATAAAATATTTATCTATAATATAAAATATAAATGGAAAAATCTACAAATTATAAAGGAAAGGCAAAAGGTGTAGTAAATAACAAAAACTTAAAATGGAAGATTACTATTTTTGATAAAGACACAAATACTTTTAAGGAAGGTAAATTTACAACTATATCTGCTTTAAATGAAGGTATGGGGCTTAACTTAAATGGTGATTATGTTAGAAGAATTATGACGAAATACCGAGCGGATACTACTATGAGAAATGGTGAAAACTCTTTTTTAAATCGTTGGGGACATATTAAAATTGATAAAATATTAGAACCAAATATTTAGGAAAAACTATAAATTTAAAAAAATTAATTTTTTTCTATAATATTAAAAAATTGATTTAAAAATAAAATATAATTTAATATTATAGAAAAATAAATATGAAATTAAAATCTTTACAATATATAAATAAAATGCCGAGATTGTCTAAAAATCAAAAAATTAGACAAGACACTCAAAAATTATTAAACGACCTTAAACCCAAATTAAACCCAAGAACATTTAAATCTTTTACCAATGAAATTACCAATAAACGCATAGATGTAGTTAAGCGATTGGCTGATAATTTAAAGACCTTAAAAAGTTCTACTGAAACAAATGTTACTAAAAAAACATTTACAACCGCGGTTCAAGAAGTAAAATCAAAATTCTCAAATGTAATTAAAACTAAATTACAAAAACAGATGAACCGCCGTGTAAAGAACAGTTCTATTGAAATTGATAATCCAAGAAGCGGTGTTATTTGGAAAGAATTAAAAGACCTTAAGGGATTAAATGGTTCTGTTCGAATTTCATTAGTAGAAGACGGTAATGTAATAAAAACATTCGTGGTTGATTTAGATGGTAAAAATACCGACATATATTTCAATTTATACCACGACGTAGATTATAATGATATATTCCAAGAATATCCAAACGCAAGACTTATTATTACAAAAGACGAAACTATTAGACCACAAAGAATAGCACAAGCGTTCAAGCAAGGAACTACCAATTGTTTATTCCTACCTATTATTAACTGGTGTGAAGACAAAGCAAATAACGCATCAACAGACGCAACAAGAAAGAAATACCAAAGTAAATTAAATTTAGCAAGAAAATTAGAATTGTCTTACAGAGATACAGGTGTAGTAAAAGATGAATTACAAACTATCGCAGATAAATTACAGATTAATATAATTATTAAATTACCATTTGATACATTAGAACCATTACTACAAGTTAAATGTAATAAAAAACAATTAACTACATTTGAATACATTAATACTAAATTAAACCACGTTGATGGATTTACTCATAACGAAATTGTTAATAAAAAGAACAAAGAAATCAGTTGTGAAGAGATGGAAGAAATGTATCGGGACTTAATTAAAAATAAAGAATACTTCATTTTCAAAAGAAATCATAATTCTATTAGTTCTATCTCTACAATGGAATATACTTATATTCATAAACAAGACTTTAATGAATTTACAAATCAATTCAAGAAAGACACGGGATTATCAAGTTGTAAAGTATGTGACTTTAAACAGCGTAATTTAAGTCAATACATTAGAGCATCATGTAATGCTAATTTAACAATTGACTTCATTAAGACACAGCCAGACATAGAAGAACAAGAAGAAATACAACTCGGTGAATACAAATGTATGGATATGGAGAAAGCATATAAGAATGTTGATAAATGTAAATTTTATGATGGTTATTTAGGTAAGATTACCGACTTCCGCAAAACTGACCATGTAGTAGGTATTGGTATTTATACTATAACTAATTTATCCTTACCAGACAAATTAAATAAATTAAATGAAAAAATGTTAATATGGAAGAATGGTAATCCTTATCCAAGTCCCGAATTACAATTTCTAAAAAGTCAAGGTGCTACATTTGATATTACGGAAGGTTGCTGGGGAAATTCAATTAATTTTAATTTTGATGACCCGAATTGGTTGAATGTAGTAGATGATGGACGAAACGCTACGCGTACAAGATGGTATGCTAAATTTGTTGGAACGTTAGAATGTTATAGCGAAAAAGAAAGTTTTTATATGAATGCTGAAAAAGATTACATTAAAAATTTAATTAGTTATTTACCTGAAAATAAGTATAAGACTTATGAAGACGAAGTAAGATTTTTAATAGACAGAACCGAAAACAAACACTTAACTCATATCGCATCTTTTATTAAAAGTTATACAAGAATTAATATGATGGAGCAACTTATGTCTATGGAATATGATGACCTTATTAGAGTTTGTGTTGACGGTATTTATTATTATAATAATTACAAAATGTTAAACATTTTCCGTAGCGAAGACAAAGAAATTAAAAACAATCTTGATACAGGTACATACAGTTCTAATTACCACATTACTAAAACATGGTCTTGTGAGGCAGACTTTAAAGAAAATTACAAAACAGAATTACATACTGGTGTAGGCGGCGGAGGTAAAACTCATAAACAATTAACGGACAATGGTATTGTAAATTGTATTTATTTTGCCCCTAGTTGGAAATTAGCAAGAAAGAAAGCAGAAGAATACAATAAACCCGTTAATGTTTGGTATAACCTTTTAACAGATGACCCAGAAAAATGGGGAGCAATCGCAAGAAATTACAATACACTTATCATTGATGAAGTCAGTATGATGTCTAACGAAAGCAAGGAATTAATACTAAAACGCTTCGCTGGTTTAAAAATTATTATGTGTGGCGACATCGGGTTTCAGTTAGACAATATTGGAGATGGAACACCATTCAAAAAAGAAGGTTTTGACTACTACGAAGAACACAATAATAATTACAGAGTTAAATGTGATAAATTAAAATTTTTATTAAATAAGATAAGAAACATGATGGCGTCAAATTACGGGTCAAAAGACATTAAAGATTACATACTTACTAATTTTAAGAATGTAAAAGACATTCCAAATTACTCTGTAAATGATATGATATTAACATATACAAATAAGAGAAAGGATATATTTACAGAAATGTATAAACACCTTGATAAGTATTACATCACTGAAAATACACAAAATTATTCTAACGGAGAAATTGTAAAATTTAAACCAATAGGCACTGCTTGTGAATTAAGACACGCTTACACAACTCATAGCATTCAAGGAGAAACCACAGAATATAATTTATACATAGACATTAAACACATAAATTATAAAAAAATGCTTTACACCGCTTTATCAAGAGCGAGAACCTACGACCAGATTTACTTAATAAATTAGGGGATTTATCCCCTATGACCCCTTGCCGTCCTTCGTTCGGCTTAACGAAATAACTTAATTAATCACAATCTACCCGTAATAAATTTAATATATCTTTCATTTGCTTCTTGTTCTTTAATTAATTTATAGCAACATTTATGATATTCTCTATTAGCCCAGTCAGGGTGAGACTTACCATTCTTTCTTGCTGTTCCAATTGATTTTAAAGGTTTATCACATTTTAGACAATTAGGCATCTAAATATAATTAATATATATGTATATTTTTTTTCTACGAAATTAACCACATTTGTTTATGTTTATCTATGTCTTTCATTTTAAACTCTGTAAGGGGACATTCCCCTTTAAGGTCAATCTCGTTTAATGATATATCAACCTCTTCATCTGTGATAGTTATAGTATTACCAGCAATATCATTAAACCAGATTATACTTTCTTTAAGGTATATAGCCCATTCTAAATCAGTTTTTTTCATACGATATGTACCTTTAATACCGAGTTCTTTTGCTTTTTGTATTAACTCTTCTCTCTTCATTATATAATATATTTAGAAAATAATTCTCTAAATAATTGTCTATTTTTCTAAATTTAAAATATTTATATATATTAAAATGTCTGCCGAAGAAGAAGAAATTATTAATGAAGAAATTATTAATGAAGGACTTGCTTCCGTTGAAGACCAATTAGCACCTGAAAATGCTAAACCAACTAAACTAAATAAGAACGGAAAACCACGTAAAGTATTATCACCAGAAGCATTAGAAAAATTAAAATTAGCACGAGAGAAAGCAAATGCTATACGTAAAGAAAGTTATACTAAAAAGTTAGAAGAAAAAGTGGAGAAACTTAAAGCACCAAAAGAAACTACTATTAAAGAAGAGGTTGAAGAAGAAGTAAAAGAAATCGTTAAAGCATCTAAACCAAAAGGTAAAAAGAAAACTAAAATTATAGTAGAACAAAGTAGCGATGATAGTGATGAATTTGAACCTAATGATAATGTAGTATTTGTTAAAAGAGTATCACGAAAAAAGAAAGAAGTTCCAGTAGTTCCAGTAGTTCCAGAACCACAATTACAAATGGAACAAATGCCTCCAGAACCACCAACAAGACCACCACCAAGACAATTAACACCACAAGAATTATTATTACAAAAACAATATAATAGTATGTTCAGTGGTGGATTTATAAATAAAAGAAGTTATTATTAAATTAAAATATTTATTAAATATAATATAATATGTCTTTAACTTCACCTTTATGCCGTGTTGGAAGGAAGAAACCTATTGAAAAAACTATTAAATCATTAGCACCTAAAAATTTTAATATTTATGTTGAACCATTTGTCGGTAGTGGTGATATTTATTTTTTTTTAGATTTAGATGATAATATTAAAAGTGTTTTAAATGATAAAGATAAATTAATTACTGATGCTTTTAAAATAATGAAAAGTAATCCTAATATTGATAATATTGAGAGATTTAAAAATAAAAGTTTAGAAGAAGTTAAAAAATATGTTAAGCAAAGTCATTCTGGGTTAGATAGATTAGCACAAATAATATATATTTTATGTGGAACATTTGGTTCAAAAGGAATAGGTGATATTTATAAAAATCCCAATATCGAACCTAAATTAAGAAGAATACCGCAATATGCTGAATATATGAAAAATACAACTATTTTAAATGGTGATTATAAAAATACTTTTAAATATGATAGTAAAAATACTTTTTTCTTTCTTGACCCTCCTTATGAAAAATCAAAAGGAATATATAAAGACCCTATTATTAATTATGAAGAATTAAAAGATAAATTAAAAAATATAAAAGGTAAATTTATTTTAACCATTAATGACAGTAATGAAATAATAGATTTATTTAAAGATTTTAATATAAGACGAATTACAGTTAAAGGAGGCACAGAAAATAAAACAAGTGATATAGGAGATAATGTAAGAAAAGAATTAATAATAAAAAATTATTAAAATAATATTTTGTATTAGTAAATGAAGACCAGTAAAGTTAAAGGGTTGGAAATTATCCCTCCTAAAAGTGAGAGCGGGTTATATACAACAGATACTTTTATGCCTAAAATGCATCAGGTTTGTATAGCAGTAGGCAAGAGAGCATCAGGCAAATCCACCGCAATAGTTAATTTAATAGAACGATTAAAGTTTGATTATTGTATTGCCGTTAGTCCTACTATGAATTCTAATAAAGAATTATTAGACCGCCTTAAGATAGAACACACTTTTGAAGATGTAGATGACCCGAGCGTTATTGATAGTATTAAAGACATCGTAAAGAAAGAAGCAGAAGACCTTGAACGATACAAGGAAGAAGTCAAACGATACAATAAATTAATGACTGACCTTAAAGATGGTAAATATATGGACGATGACCTCTTATTACAATTTTTTAGTGATGAAGGCAACTTTATAAAACCTACTCATAGATGGAACGGAGAGAAACCAAGAATAGCAGTAATTTTTGATGATATGTTAGGCTCTGGTATTTATTCAAGACCACGTAAATTAAATGGACTGAGTACATATTCAAGACACGTGGGGCAACTAAAAGAAGGAGGGGCAATTGGTGTAAGTTTATTTTTTATGATACAATCTTTCAAGTGTCAAACCGGTGGATTAAATAAAGTAATTAGAAATCAATGTACGAGTATGTTATTATTTAAAACAAAAGATAGGCAAGAAATGAAAGACGTTGCTGAAAGTGTAAGCGGAGAGATAGGTGAAGATACATTCAATAAAGTTTATGATACAGCAATCGGCGATGGTTCAAATTATCCGTTTTTATTTATTGACTTACACAAGAAGAAGGAACATCCTTCAATGTTTAGACGACGATTAGATGAATTTATAATACCAGATAATTTAGAATAAAATTAAAATATTTATACATTGTAAAGAACTATGGCGAGAAGCGGTGTATTGGCAGACCAAGCAATTAAAGAAAGATACCCAGAATTTTTCCCAATAGATGTTGGAGGTCAAGAATTTCTACACGGCATCAATTTAGATAAACACATCTTCAAAGGTATTAAACCATCAAGAACAAATAGAAGTAAAAATGTATCACGTTTTCCTATTAATGATTTAGCGAATTTTGCGAGTATATCAGCACCAGCAAGAAAGCAAAAAGCCCAGTTTGATGCTATCATGAATTACAGAAAGAGTATAGGTTCAACTAATTTTAGTGAAAATTTACAGACTGCTTTCGCTGGAAGACTTCAAGCCGATTACACACCGATTTTACCAAGACCCGCCGAATACGGAGCAGGTGGAGTTCAAGTAGCACCTACACTTTCGTTAGGAAGATTTAACCGCAAAGAAGGACAAGACATTTATTCAAATGTAGTTCCTGGTTCAAGAAGTTACATTTCAGCAAGAATGAGAGCCACATTAGCGAATTTAGCAAGTCGCGATGAATTATTAAATTTAAATGAAACATTCGCACCAGGAGGATTTAATCCAAGAAGCGGACAACTTACCGATGATTACATTTTAAATAAATTAAATAGAAATTACAGAGACAATCCAGAAGAATTAAATATGATTGAGAGAGCATATCACGCATCGGGCAGACAGCACATTTTACCAATAGAAATGACCCCCGAAAATAGATTTGAAAACCTTGAAGAAGAAAATTTGTAAATAAAAATAAATGTATTATTTAGAAAAATAAAATATTATCTTATATATAAATGAGTATTCCACTTGAAGTTCCTGGACTTGAACGTAAGCAACATGAAAATCCATTTAATTATACCGACGAGCAATTACAGGAGAAGCAATTAGCACTAAAAACTATGAAAGACTTATACCCAGATGTCCCAACTTTTTATGCTGATATTGTATATGACCTTTGTAAAAATAACACACCAGAATACATTAATGATTTAAAAGAAAAAATTAAGAATACTCCAAGTAAATATGTAATTCCAAAAGTTTTAGAATTTAATAAATAATTACATTTTAAATTAAAATCTTTATGTATATTAAAAGATGTCTTTACAAACCTCCAGATTTCAAGGACAGGAAGTAGTTAATAGTTTTAATATCTTTGTAGATACTGAAAAGAGTTCTTTAGTAGGAGACCGCACTTCGCAAGGTGATGATGTTAAAATACATTTTGAAGGTCAAACAATAGAGGCTAAAGATGGAGAATTAATTAGAATTAGTCTTCTTAATTTTACTATGTTTAACAATACTTATATGGTAAATCAAAATAATGGTAGATTTAATATTCGTGGAACTGATGGAGTTGCTTTTAACCAAACATTAAGTATCGCTCATAAAAATTATCTTAATTTAAAAGACCTCGCAACAGCATTCGCCACAAGTGTAGCAACAGAACTCGCCTCTCAAACAGTAGCGTCCTCATTTGAACTTACTTCAATTGCTCCAACAAGTTTAACTATGGGTTCTACTGACGACCGACTTTTAGAAATAACTTTAACCGCTAAAAACGGTAGTGGTTCTACCATCGCTCATGGACTTACAGAATTACATATTCAAATACCCGAAAGTGTAGGAGATGCTTATTGTCTTTTAGGAGGTCTTCGTCAAGATGATACTACTGATACTGATTTTAATAGTCTTATAGTAACAGCAGACAGTATTACGCCTGGTGCTACTACTGTTAAAATACAAGGTTATTTCCCTATGCAAAGATTGACTGACCCATATGTTTATCTTCGTTGTAATAACGCCCAGAATGGTTTAGAGATGTCTGTATTGTCTAACGACAGAGGAAGATATAATGCTGATATAATTAATAGCGACATCCTCGCAAAAGTTTTCAAAGATGTTGAATTTATTAATTACAATAGTTCTACTGGTGAAGAATACTTTATGAATTTACAGCAGCGTAAGTTGTCTAATTTAAGACTTTTCTTAACAGACAGCAAGGGGCGTAAATTAGGTCGTCTTTCAACTCAACGAGATTTAGGGACAGCAGCAGGGAAAGAAACCGCTGGCGATTTTGATAATAAATTTCAATCTACTTTAGGTAATTTATACTTTACCGCAGTTTTACGCGTTGATATAATTAAAATGTTTGAACCAGCAAAACTACAAAGTGTAGGAATAAAACCGCCACCTAACGCCAAAGAAAGTCAATCTGTATTAACTTGGCAGAATTACGGAAAACCAAAATACTAAACATTTAATTTAATTTATTTTTTATTTAATTTAATTAATTTAATTTTTTATTTAATTTAATTTAATTAATTTTATTTTTTTTATCTTGTATATATTATAAAAAGTAATGGCTGGTGTTCTTCCGTCAAATGTGAGTTTCTTCATGCAACGTCTTCAAGGTGTATCTACCTCGCAATTTAAAGTATTTCCGCAATCAAGCGACGACGCTACTTCGGGTAAAATTATTAGATTTGAAATGCCTTCTAATTCACTTGTAAATCTCCGTAATACACGTATGTTTTTTAATGCCGTAACTACTGGTGCTGGTGCTTCGTTGCCTAACGACATATCGTCTCTTGTAGAGCGTGTCGCTGTATATATGGGTGGAGTTTTAGTCCAGAATAACTTTCAGCATTATAATGTCCTCAAACACGCAAAAGCGGCAATTAAAGGTTCTTACTGTAATGCGGCATTAGGTCACCCCAATATCGTTCGTATCAAATCGTATCACGATGGTTCTGCTTTCAATAATACTGACCCAGAGGCGTATGCTGATAAAGACGACCAGTTCTGTATTGATAATTGGGAAGGATTACTTGGGTCAATTGAACCAAGCATTCTTGATACTGGTATATGCCCACAAATTACAATTGAAATTACCCTTGCGGACGATACTGTCTGCCCTATTAGCGATGGTCGTGTATTCCCCGCTGGTGGCAGCACTCCCAGTGCAAACCATTTTGATAAAGTAGGCGCTGGTAATCCAACTTACAAGTTGTCCAATATTACAATGCAAGTTGAGGTTCTTGGTATGGCTACTTCGGTTTTAGACCAGATTGTAGAACAGCGTATCGCTTCGGTTGGTTACCTTTCGCTTCCCTTCAAGAATTATTACACATTCACATCTACTCACACAGGCACTTCCCGTTTCAACGTCAATTCTGCTTCGTGGGATAGACTTTGGTTGGCTTATCGTCCTTCCGGTTATGCGACAAAGGCAGCACCCGCAATTGCGACTGGTTACAAAAAGGGAGGTGCGGCTTTCGCTGGTGCGGCGGGAGATGCTACGACTACTACTGTTGATATTGGACTACCCGGGTATGACGCTGGTGGTGTTTTAGGCACTAACGAAGAGAAATATTTATCCAAATACTTCCAATTCACACAAATTTTAGATGATAATGCTGTTCCTGCCTACCATCAGTTACAGGTCAATTCCGCTTCTGTTCCCGCTTACCGTATGACTACACCAGAGGCTCTATCAATGACCTTCGGCGCTGTTGATGGTGAGAAAAACAAGATGCTTACATTAGACCAGTATAAGAAAGACTACTTCGTTCAGTGCTACCGCTTTTGCCTACCCGAAAGTGACTACAATAGATTAGCAAGTGGGTTAGATACTCGCAGCGTATCCGCTATGGGTTCGGTAGAAACTGAAGGTATTGCGTCTTGTAATCTCACTATGTTCGCTGAATGCACTGCTGAATTACGTATTGGTTCTGGACGTGCCATAGAAATTATTTCGTAGATTATTTCGTAGGAGATTTAAAAATAATAAAAATGTAATAAATAAATATAATGTAAAATAAAATATTTACTTATTATAAACTATGGTGGATGCGATAGGTATGTACGCGGGTATTAAACCCTTTAAAAATGCTCGTGAGCCTAATTACTCTGATATGAACCCAGCAATGAATATGTTTGTAGAAAAAAACAATATGGTTCGTAATCATATGCCTGGATACTTTACGGTTCCAAGTAAAACACAGCCAGAATTTAACGATACTTTATTTAGAAGCACTTTGAAACAAGTATTACCAGTAAAAGGACAACCAGATGCCGTAAGATATGGTCGTGTAGAATTACCTAAAAATGATTATATGTATCCGTCACAAGGTTACGCAAGACATCAAAAATTAGGATTAGCAACAGATAATAATAAACCTATAGATAGACCTATTATGCCTCTTGCTGGATTTTATAATCCTGATATGGTTAATGTTCTTGGAAATCTTGTTTAGATAGATTATTTAGGTGAATTTTAGTTTTTTCGTGTCTTGCTTTTTTTCCTATTGTTAATTCTTTACCACATTCACAGACATATAATTCTGCCGCCTTTGTGAGTTGCTTTTCTTTATTTTCTTCATAATAATTTTTCTTCCATAATTTATGACTTTCTTTATTATCTTCAAACCATTCTTTACGTGTTCTACCTTCTTGTTTTATATTAACGCATTTATTACTTCTTATATACTCATTTTCTTTTTTGTTTAATTCATCTTTATTTTCACAAGGGAAGCATTCTAATAACTCTATACGAACATCATTATATTTTTCATATAGAATTCTTGACCTACTTTGTGGGTGTTCTTTATTTTCATAATCGTATTTATGCTGTGCTTTTCTTGTTGATAATAATTTAGTAGTAGAACCTATATAAATATCATCTCCTTCTGGCGACCATAATTTATAAATTTTAGCGTTCTTGTAGTCAGGCATTTTATATATATCTTTTATTATCTTTTTATATCTTTTTTTATCAATTTTTTTTTTAATTTTTTTACACATTTTAATA